CTCTGCCTTTCGCGTTTACGAGGACGGCAAGGATCTGATCGGGGCAGCCGACGTGGCCCTCCCGGACATTGAGCCGATGTCTGAGACCATAAAAGGTGCAGGCATTGCCGGAGAAGTAGAAATTACAAATGTTGGTCATACGGGGCCTATGGGCCTGACTATAAATTGGAGGACAGAAACAGCGGCATCAATCAGGTTGCTGGCTCCGAAAGCGCATCACCTTGAGTTCCGTGGCGCCATCCAGCAGTACGATTCCGGGTCCGGCGAAACCAGAAAGGTACCGCTCAAGGTCGTAGTGAAGGCCACCCCCAAGAAGAAATCGCTCGGAAAACTCGACTCTGGATCCGCAATGGATACCAGTAATGAGTTTGAGTGTCTGTATATAAAACTCATTCTCGACGGCAAAGAGATGATTGAAATCGACAAATTCAACTACATCTACAAGATTGATGGCGTTGATTATCTGGCTGACACACGGTCCGCCCTGGGGATTTAAAAAATGGAACTCGAACTGAAGAAACCGGTAATGATTGATGGGAAGGAAGTTAAAACCCTGAAGCTGGACCTTGACAACCTGACCGGCGCGGACCTGGCCGGAGCGGAGCGCGAATACCTCCTCTCCGGAGGGACGCCCACGCAACTCTCCACATCATACATATATTGCATGTGTATCGCAGCCAGGGCGGCGGGGTGTGATGTCGATGATATCCAAAGACTTTGTATCCAAGATGCAAACACCGTGTGTACGAGGGTTCAAAGTTTTTTGTTCGGCATGGAAGGGTTTGTATCGCAGACATCCGCAAAATCTGCGTAAACCTTTCCAGAATTACTCATACCAGCATTGATTTTTTTTGGAACTGCCCACTTGACGAGCTTGTTGAGTTGGCCAATACGGTAAACAAAGGGACGGGAAACAAAGGGACGGGGAAATAATGAGCAAAACTTTTGAAATGGCCTTTCAGTTGGGCGCAAAGATGAAGGGCAATTTCGGCGGAACTTTTCGGTCTGCCGGGGGCCATATATCGCAGCTGAATAGCGCCATTTCAGAGTTGAGTGCGGCCAGTAAGAAGATCGAAGCTTTTCGAGACATCGAAAAACAGATCAAGAAAACGTCCACGGCGATTGATGACAACGCCGATAAGATCAAGCGGCTCAATGCCATCGTTAAAAAATCAAAGAAGCCGTCGGCGGTTATATTGGATCAACTCGCCAAGGAACGAACCCGCCGGATAGAACTTAAGAAAACACAGGCATCCCAACGGGCCAGCCTCTCTGGAATGAACCGGGAGATGCGGGAGGCTGGTATTGATACAGCACGGCTTGTGTCGGAGCAAAACAGACTTTCGAAGGCGCTTGAAAAAACTACGAACAAACAGAAAGCTCTTAAGTCTACGATGCTGGCACAGAAGAAGAATTCGCAGTCAAGAGAGGGGTATGGCAACAGGCTGCAACAGGCCCTTGGCGTGGGGGCAGCGATTGCCGCGCCATTGGGGCTCGCCGCCGGATCCGCAATAAGCTTCGAATCTGCCATGGCGGATGTTAAAAAGGTGGTCAATTTCGACACGCCTGATGGGCTGGTAAAGCTCACTGAAACCATAAGGTCCATGCCTCGTAAAACCGGGCTCCCTCTGATGCAGGCAGAACTTGCGGCCATTGCTGCCGCTGGTGGACAACTCGGGGTGGCTGCAACGAAACTCCCGATATTTATCCAGACCGTTGGGAAAATGTCCACCGCGTTTGATATGAGCGCGGAAGATTCAGGGAATGCTGCAGCTAAACTCTCGAACGTCTACGGGATCCCAATTGAAAAAATAAGTGAGCTTGGGGATGCTGTAAACCACCTGTCCGACAACACGGCGGCAAAGGCCCCGGAGATGGTCCAGGCACTTCTAAGAGTTGGCGGAACCGCTAAACAGTTTGGATTATCCGCAGAGAATACGGCGGCCCTTGCGGATGCCTTTATTTCTCTTGGAAAGCCTCCTGAGGTTGCGGGGACAGCTATAAATGCAATGCTGAACAAGCTCAACACGGCTGATAGGCAAAGTAAAAAATTTACTGAAGGGTTAGATGCTCTTGGCTTAACGGCAGGAGATTTGAAGGATAGCATTGGTAAGGATGCCCAGGGCGCCCTCCTTGATTTTTTGAAGCAAGTTGAAAAGCTTGATAAGCAGGACCAAGCAGGGGTTATGGCCGATATGTTCGGCCTTGAATACTCCGACGACATATCTCTCTTGGTCGGCTCCCTGGATAAGTACGAGCATGCTCTTGGGCTTGTCGCCAATAAGTCGAAGTATGCCGGATCAATGCAGCGTGAATTTCTGGCCAGATCTGCGACCACAGAAAATAACCTGAAGATTTTAGGGTCAACCGTCAACGAGCTTGGTATTAACCTGGGCACTGTCATGCTCCCTGCAATAAACGCCGGAGCGAGGGCGTTGGCGTGGATCACCGGCGCCGCAGCTGATTTTGCTGCCGAACACCCAGTAATCACTAAAATAGGAGCAGCTATCGCCGGGGTTACTCTCGCCGTCACTGTCGGAGCTGTTGCTGTCTCCGCTGCCGGTTACGCTTACACGGTCCTCAAAGGTGGGTTAATTGCTGCAAAAACGGCCTATCTGGGGTTAGCTCTCGGCCAAAGAGTAGCGGCCCTGGGGACAGGCATTATGACTGCAGCCCAGTGGGCCCTAAATGGTGCGATGGCCGCCAATCCTATCGGCCTGGTGGTTGCAGGCGTGGCCGCCCTGTCTGTCCTTGCATTTACGGTCACAAAACTCTGGCAACCTATTACGGCCATGTTTTCAGGGATATGGGATGGATTCCTGATCGGCTTCTCTCCTGTTATAAGTGCGTTCAAGGAGTTGTTTTCGGCATTAAGCCCCGTATGGGATTTTTTCTCAGGGCTGTTTAAGCCCATGCAGGTCAGCGGGGAAGCACTTAAAAAGTGGGCGGGAATCGGTAAAATGGTAGGCAAGGTTCTGGGCGGAATAACAACAGCCTTTCTGTTTCCCTTTATAATCGCAACAAAGGTTATATCAAAAACTATCGGGGTAATTGGGAAAGTGGCGTCTTGGTTCAAGGGAAATAGCGACAACCCGAACATCCCTGACACTTCAGACGCTCTTGGTTTTTCTGGGATTTCCGAGATACCTCCTCATGGGAGTTTCGGAGACCTCGCTCAGAAAACAGAGGGTGTTTCCAACAGCGTCAATAACAATCAGACCGTAGCCGTCCAGTTCTCACCCAATATCACTATCCCCCCGGGGGCGGATGCGATGGCAGTTCGTCGTCAGGTGGATGAAAGCATGCAGGCGGCAAGCGTTGATCTTGAAGACAAAATGAAGGGCGTCATGGCCCAGGAGGCAAGACTGAGCTTTGCGAACTAAAACCTACACCACCACCCAGGGGGACACCTGGGATATGATCGCTTTCAAGATCTGGGAGAAGGAAACCTTCTGTTCCGATCTTATGGCGGCCAATCCGGACCACCGGGACACGGTCTTTTTCGGCAGCGGCGTGAAACTGATTGTCCCGGAGGTTACCATAAACACCAAACCCGAAAACTTGCCGCCCTGGAAATCATGAGAAAAGTAAAACTGAATTTCACATATGAGGGTAAAGATATTTCGGCGGACATCGCGCCCCATGTCCTGGGGTGGTCCTACACCGATTTCTCCCACGGGAAAGCAGATGATTTCCAGGTGAACCTGGAGGACTCCCGGGGCCTTTGGAAAGGATCCTGGTTCCCCCAGAAAGGCGCGCTCATCCGGGCGGGCATCGAGGCGGACGGAAAGCGGCTTTCCTTCGGGTCCTTTGCTATCGATGAAATCACGGCCAGCGGCCCCCCGAGCACGGTCACCATCAAGGCGGCGTCCTCCCTCATCACCAAGCCCCTCCGGAGAGAAAAGAAAACCCGAGCTTGGGAGAACATCACCTTCCAGCAAATCGTTTCGGAGATCGCCGGAGCTCACGGGCTCACAGGTTTTTATTCCGCCGGAAATCTTGATTTCAAAAGAATCGATCAACGGGAAGAAAGCGACCTGACTTTTTTAAAGCGTCTCGCGGATGAGAACGGCCTGAACTTGAAGCTCTCGGAAGAGAAAATTATTGTGTTTGAGGGAAAGAAATTTGAAGAACAGCCCGCCGTTTTATTCGTCCGTCCCAAAGAAGATGGGCTCACCCGGTACAATTTCACCAGCAAGAGCCACGATATTTTCCGGGCCTGTCAGGTGACCTACCGGGACCCGGAAGGGAAGCAGGATCTGGTCCATGTGTTCACTCCACCGAATGCCCCAACCATGGGTCAGGTGCTTAAGGTAAACGCCCGGGTGGAATCCCTGGGCCAGGCAGAAACGCGGGCGCGAAACGAGCTTAGGCGCAAGAACAAGAACGAGATCACCGGTAGCCTCTCCTTTATGGGCCGCCCGGATCTCCTGGGCGGCATGAACATTGAGCTTTCCGGGTTCGGATATTTCTCTGGAAAGTATTTTATAGAAGAGGCCCGACACGCCCAGACCGCCGCCTATGAAACCACATGTAAGATCAGAAAGGTTATGAATTACTGATGCTGGATTTAGAGAACAGAATCAGACAGCTTGAAGCTAAATTGAATCAGGTTTTCCGAGTGGGGAATGTCTCCCAGGCGTATCCGGAACGGGGAACCGTCCGGGTACAGTTAGGGGACGCTGACGACATGGTGTCCAATGAACTGCCCGTCCTGGTCCCCAAAACCCAGGACGA